CGCCAAGTTGCTTCCATATGAGTTGGTACACTTAAATGCTTACGGCGCTGGCGTGCTCGGCCAGTGCTCATTTCTGTGCGAAGAATGTTTGGTTGTCGCTTATAAGCTGCATCTTTTAAACGTGGTAAAGGCAGCGAACTAGGGTAATTGATCATCTTAGGTTCCCGTGCGCTGCATATTTGGATAAGTGCGTTCTAGCACTTCAGACATAGGGCCACCGCCTCGAATATCAGCAACAAACAAGTTAATTTGTTCGTCGCCATTTTCTGAACGTGTTTTCTCATATGTGCCAGCACGACTTGCATCTTCAACAAGTCTTATCACTACATTTACGTTAGTTGCACCTGCTGCAGTGCCGGCACTTCCTGCCGCTTTCATTTGGCTAGGGTTAAACACACGGCCACCATTACCGCCAGCTAAATAATGTTTACCATTTAGCTCTACAAGCTCAGGTGTATTGCGCTCACCAATCTCAATTAGCTTGTTACTATTGGTGTAACCGCCATATTGGAAACCTGGTGGTTTTTGATCTTTTATAGATTTAACTTGAGCCAAACCAAGGCCAGTAATTACACCTGCAGCAATTGGTCCAGCAATTGGCCCCAATTCAAGTGCCGCAGCTGCAGCTGTGTAAGTACTCATTAAAGCTTTAGCAATATTCAGTGTTTGCTGAACTTTAAAAGCCTTTTTACTGTGCGTTGCATATTGGCCAGCTAGGTTCTCACCAATTTCTAAACCAATGGCAACACGGTCATTACCACTGGCACGATCAAAATCAACGAACTGCTGGACTACTTGGCCATAGTTAACTGCATATCTAAGTTGAACAGCGCGTTTACGGTCTTCATGCGCAGCCTCTTCAGCTTCAATACGGCTATGAAACCCTTGCAACTCAGCAATTTCAGTTTCATATCTATCACGACGAATTTGGTCTTCACGTTGGCGGGCTTCATTCTGGCGCTGTATTTCACGCGCTTGCTTGCCTGATTCAAGCTTTTCTAGTGCTGCATCTCTTTGTTGGCGTAGCTGAAGCTCAATTTCAGCATAACGTGCAGAGTCTTTGCCTTGCTCATCGAGAGCATTTCTAGCTATCTCTGTACGACGAGTATAAGACTGACGAATACGATCTTCTTCAGTCAATAGGTCTTCTGTTAACTGCGTAAAGTCTTTTTCAATATCCGCTTGTTTGTTTTTTTCATCAATTAAGCTGGCAAGGTTACGCAGTTCTTGTTGTTGCTGGGGTAATAACTTGGCGTATTTACCGCTGGCAATTTCATAATTAAGTTTTTCAAGCTCAGTGTTTTTACCTAGCAAGGCTAAGCGCTGCTGGTAAGAGGCATTCGCTTTTTGAAAAGCAGAAAGGTCACTCGAGCTTTGCTCAGGGTTTTTGTTAGGTTCCGTCGGCGCTGTAAATTTAACCTTGCCTAAATTAGCCTCAAAGTTTGCTAACTCTGAATTACTATTTAAAAGTTCAGCACGTAAAGCAGCCTGATTTTTAATATAACTTTCAAGGCTTCTAATCTGACGACTATAAGCAGATGCAGCACGGCCTGTATTTGCAGACTCCTCTTGTTTTTTAAGCTCTGCAATTTTCTCGTACGCTTCTTGGATCTTAACTGTGTATTTATTAATTTGATTTTGATTAGAACGGATCTGGGTCGTTGCTTTCTTATTACCCAAAGAGTCAAATGCAGCGCTTAGGTCATATACATTATCAGCAAGGGCTTTCGTCTTTGGCGTGGCCTCTTCATTTGATTTCGCAAACTCATAAATCCCCCAAGCAGCCAACATCACTAAACCTGCTGGACCACCGAGTAAACGCATCGTGCCAATTAAAGCCCTAAGCGCTATATTGGCATTACGTGCTGCAGCTGCGTGGGCAACCTTTGTAGCTATTGCATTTTTTTCAGCTGCTGAGTGCGCAAGCGTTGCTTTTGTAGCGTTAGCTTCAGCTGCTGTAAGAGCTATTATACTCCCCGTTAACTTAGCCGTTACCTGGGCTTTTCTCAGTGAAGCTTGAGTTGAGGCTACTTCAGCCGCAGTTCGCTTCACTGTCTCTTTTGCTGAAAGTACATCAGCAGCAGTGCGCTTTACTGTCTCTTGTAATAAACGGGCCTCAGCAATACTTGCTTGTACAAAACCCGCAGCACTGGCAGCAAGGCTTGAAGCTAAACGCCCACCAATAACAATAGCCAGCGCAGTAGCTGCAGTTGTTATGTCTTCAACAAGCTCTTGATTAGTTGTTAGCTCTTTTAAAACACTTGTCACCGTGTCTATTGTTGGCACTAATGCTGCACTAACAGGCTGCTCAATACGATTAACTAATTGCTCATAGGCGGTTTCAGTTCGATTAAGAGCCGCAGGAATAGTACCTGCAATTCTTTGTGCTGCGCCTTCATAATCATCAAAAGCCTTAATAAGCGTTTCTTTAAAGAATTGGCTGCTAACTTTCCCATCAACAACCATTTGTCTAAATCCACCAGACACAAGGCCCGCCGCTTTATCTAAGCTTTGCAATAAACCAGGTAAAGGCTCTGTTACTTGGTTAAGTTCTTCTGCACGCAAAGTGCCAGCACTAAAACCTTGAGCCATACCATAAAGTGATTGCCCTAATTGAGTAGAATCAGCGCCCAGTTTACTAGCTACATTACTCATGCCTTCAAGCAATTGCTTACTTTCAGTATCGGTAACAATCCCGCTATTTCGCAGAGTTAATAACTTGCTGTAGCTATCAGCCATTGTTGAATACACTTGGTTGTGCTTATTACTTGTTGCTATCAAGTAATTCTGCACTTGGGCGTATTCTTGGCTTGATGTGGTTAGCCCCTGCAAACGGGCATTAAGTAGTTGGATCTGGCCAATGTTTTGCACTTGCTGCTGTGCAAAATTAAGAGCCATAAAGCCACCAACAGCGGTGGCAAGGCTGGTATAACTGCGGGCAACACTATTATTACTAGACTCAAGCGCACGATTTTGCGCAACTTGCTGCTGCGCTTGTCGTTGTAACGAGCGTATATCGTTTGCATTAGTACGCGTACCCTGGCTAATTGCTTTGCCATCGTACAGTACTTTTAAACTTAAGTTATATCTGCTCATGCTGCTCTCGTGCTGCGTTCATTGCTTCTACTTCTAACACCTGAATTTTTTTAAAAATGTCAGGGGTAATGTTTAACCCAGCTAGCCGCCAAGCGACTTCAGCATTGCCATAATCAAGGCCGCGTCCTTCTCCTTGCCATTGTGTTTCAACCATTAAAAACGCATTTACTGCTTCAGCATTGCAGCTGTACAAATCAAAATGTTTCTCTTTGTTTTGCGCTTTTACTTGGTCAATAACTTCCTTGGGTGCTTTTTGCTGGGTTAAAACTTCAAGTAAATGTTTGGTGTCGGGGTGTTCGTCGGCTACCCAATAGCGGGCAGCCTCTAGTAGTTTTTTCTGCCAGCCACAGCTACAGCCACAAAATAGGCATCAAGTACAGCAGTTCGCCACCAACTCACCTTTAAACATTTAGCTAAATTGTCATCGTTAAATGGCAATGGCTTATTGTTTTCATCAACAAAGTCATCACCCCAACCAACGAGCACGCGCTTAATCATTTCGTGGTCGCCACTTTCGGCAAGTGCTTCGTTTGCGTCATCATCAAGTAACTTAAATTCAGCGGTAAACTCGTGGCTGTTGCCATCAAACGTAAACTTAACGGGCTGCTTAACTTGCACGTTCTGCATTGTCACAATTGAAAAAGCCATTGTTTTCTCCTGGTGTAAAAGTGTTTTAAAACGAATTAATCAAGTAACAGGCTAAACTCGTCATTGCCTGTTTGCGGTAAAATAGCTAAGGCCATTTCAAGCTCTGCTTTTTTAGTGCGCTCAACATATTTAGGCTGCTTCACTTGCACTTTAGGGCAGCTAATCGTTACGCGGTGACCACCTGCAGGGCCGTGCTTAATTTGCAGATTGCCGGTTGTCGAATCTTTTGCTCGAGTAAAAAAGTCAATATCAGCCACATTAGGCGCAGCAATATTGACCGAGCCAGACATTGCGCGGTCTAAAAACTCAATCTTTGCCGTAGTAAGAGTTGGATCAAACTCCACTTCGTTGCCTGCATCGATGCTAAGTTTCGACGGCACAACTTCAAAGCCATGTAATTCAAAGTCAGTGGTGCGTCCTGCGCCCAGCGGAATAGGTTTAGGCCATGCACTAAAGTCGGCGGTTGGTAATGCGTTATCTTCAGGCGCAACATAAAGGCCTTTAAAATCGAACGATAAATAAGGAATGCCTTTTTCAAGCTCAATACT